ATAATTTATTTATTTATATTGATGTTATTGTTTCCCAAGCTGCTGCACCTCTTACGCATAGTTTTCCTAATGTAGTATCATAAACTACTAATCCACTTGCAGGAGTTGCTATTGCGTTCTTTTGTGTTGTTGTCATTCTTGGAGGAAGGAAACCCTTTGTGGTGCTATCTGCTTGTAAAACAGCTGAAGTATCTATTGTACTTGCTCCTACTACATATCTTCTTTCATTATATCCAAATGTTGTTGCTGAAGGACTATCGTAAGCAGTACCAAATAATATTTTATTTGAATCATTTGTGCATCTAAATTGAAAATAATAACCGCAATTAAAACTCATATTATTATTAGTTGAGTTGAAATTTGCTGAAGTCGCACCTGCGTTTCCTAACTGCCCTGTTACTATTAAACTTCCAACACTTGAAGAAGTCTGTCCTATCTTTAAACTTCCATCTCCTTGAATTGTAACTATGTCTAACGTATCCGCACTATTCCTAACTCGTAAAGCTATATCAGTTGATAATGCTCCAGGAGCTTTGATTTGAAGTTTACCTCCGTTGTCTGTTGCTGTTCCTAAAAGCAAATTCCCACTTGCTTTTAAATACAATACGTCTGTTGTTTGGTTTATAACTTTTATAAGATTAACAGGGTTTGCCAATAACGTACCGCCTGTATCTATTTGAAATAAAGTACCTGTTAAACCTGTACCTATTTGATTTGCAAATCTATGTTGTAATGTACTACTATTACATTGATATTGAATTGTAGAAGAACAAAAAAATCTTGAACTTGCATCCGTATCAAAAATAAATCCGTTTCCAAATCTTGCAGTTCCATTTACATCTAATTTATAAGCAGGTGCATTTGTTCCAATCCCTAACCTATTATTAGTATCATCCCAAAAGAAATTAGCGTTATCTTGTGCTATTGTCGTACCATTTGAGAACAATACTGAACCTGAAGTCAGGGCAGGTAATGTAAATTTACCATTAAATGCAGTCCAATCAGTAGTGCTTAATGCTCCTCGATTTGTAGCACTTGCAGTTGGTAAATTAAAAGTATGCGTTTCGCTTACACTACTAATATTAAAATCTGTTCCTGTTGTTCCTACAGATAAATATTGTGTATTTGCAGTTAATCCATTCAATGAAGTTACGCCTCCTGAAAAAGTTGTAATTATTTGACAAAGATGATTATCTTCAGTATGTAAAGTAGCTGTTCTGCCTCCACTATTATCAACTATATAAACTCTAATAGCTAATCTATCTGTACTTAATAAAGTTGTTGTTGGTACTGCTAATGAAGTTAAATATAAATCAATGCTTGTACCTCCTGTTATAGATTCAGGCACCGCAGAACTTGATGCAATACTTGTAAAAGTTGCACCATCATATTTTAATAACTCAACATAGAATTTAGGTGTTCCTCCATTAGAAGACATACTAAACCACATTTCAATATTCCAAGCACCACCCGGAATTTGAATTCTATTTGGGTTACCTACATCCGTTAAGAATTGAGAAATTAAACCATTGCCTGTTAAAGTAAAATCTGTACCTGCACCAATGATAGCTGTATTTGATAACTGCTTATAAGTTGCTACCGATGCGTTAATACTCCCGTTTAAATAATAATTAACAGAAGAACCACCACCACCACCACTTGGTAGAGTTGCAAGCTGTCCATCTCCTCTTATATATTGAGAAGCTGTTCCTGCTGCACTAACAGCTATTGTACCATCTGAAGTTAAAGGACTATTTGAAACATTAAAAGCTACAGGCATTGATAAACCTACCGAAGTTAATCCGCTTACAGGAATATCCTCCAAAGTAATAAAAGGATTTATTCCATCCTCACCATCGTTTATTAAATCGCTTGTTTTTGTAACTGCTGCAGGTATAGTTGGCTTGTTTAAAATTTGAGCATCTCCAGAAGTAGCATCCCAATCCGCATTAACATTTACCTCCGCACCATCTTGAATACCATCTAATTTCGTTTTTAATGTATCGGTAAAATCATTTGTACTTAATGCTTTACCTACAACTTTATCAACCTTTAAAGCGTCTTGTTGGTCTACATAAATAACCGTAGCTAATCCATCGATTGATGGTATTGTTGGTTTATTTTTTATATAATCCGGAGCTTGATCATCTGATTGATCCCAATCGCTTTGTACTTGCTCACCTATAATTCGGTTTACATTTATAATGTACTCATTTGGATTTGATATAATTGTAACCTCATCAATTGCAGCTTGTACATTGATGTCGATAGTTTCGACAATAACGGCTGAATTAACGATGATTTCATTAATTGTGTCTTGTACTATAATATTTACATTATCGCTCATATTATCGTGTTATGTCGTCTGTAATCGTGAATAAACCACTAACCCAAGTATTAACTTCCCCTATTTCAGTTGTTACCTGAATATCATATCTATAAGTACAGGCTTGAATATTAATGATTTGCTCATTAATACAAAACTCACCATTGGTTGGATCAAAAATTGTTATCGTTGGTGTAAATGCAACAACACCTCCAGCCTCTTTACGAAGTTGAATTTTTACATCACCATCTGTTAAATCTAATGGGAAAGTATTAATGTTTATTTGAAAGTCCACTCTTTTGAATGTGTCCCCTCTTTTTGTCGTGAAGTTTAATGTCGATGCCATTTGTTAAAAATAGTTTTAATTTTTTAATGTTTTCCTCTGTTCTTTTATCTGTCTTTCTCATATTTTTAATATGGTTTATCGAGCCACCATTTACCACAAATTAAATTGGATCTCATTGGATTGACAATATTTGTTGAGCTGCTCACATATTCCGGTAAGTTATTTTTGTATAACCATCGTAACATCCGGTCCTGATACATTTCTGACTTCAAACGCATATTATTTACCAAATAATCAACTTCGGTTTTGTCAACAGCAACCGAATTGTCAGGTTGAGCCTTAAAAATACCATTATTATTCACTTTGTAAGCACCAATTAACAAATATTCAACCGCTGCTGCTGCTATTAAAAACGGAACAATATATCCATCATATAAGGTTAAGTATTCACCGGCTAAATCATCGGCTTCAAAGTCATCACAAATTTTATTGTAAAGCGTTTCGCCTAATATTTCCTCAAGTCTAATTCTTTGAGCGTCTGCAATACACGGAATATATAAATCAACATCAATATTACCACCTAATAAGGTGTTTTTTGTCAATTCGTTTTCTTTTAGTAAGATAATTGTTGCCATAAAATTACATATCGTGTGGTGCAATATACACCTTTGGGTTATTTGTTGGAGCGATTTCACCGGCTTTTCTAACATCAGCTGGTGTTGATGGTTGAGCTGCTGTATTTTTGCCTGTTCCTATTTTTCTGTACATTTCACGAGTCCAAAAGTGTTTACAAGTTCCATAAGGAAACGAATCAGAAAGTAAACCACCACCTTTCCACATAAATATGTCATAAGGTTGATTGGGATTTGGATGCATTCCAAAGCCGGGATTCACATTTCGATTGCTCATTTCCATTATATCCTCTTTGCGATACAATTTACTTGCATTAATCATTTTTTTACAAAACTCTCTCTCAGGATTTTGATTTCCTGAATAACGATAACGTGTAATATACAATTTTGTGTCTTGCTCGGATGCACTTTTTGTTCTTGCAGTTCCTGTTGATGCACTTGCTAAACCAACTTTCATTAATTGAGTTGAAACATTATTTAAACGCTCAACTTCAGCATCTAACTCAACCTCTTTATCATAATCAACTGGATCAGCACTAACTAACTCCCACTCATTTAAATCAATTTCTTCACCTAAATCATCAATACTTTGATTTGACAATTGTGTAACGGATGCTGATTGACTTGAAAATAAAGCCTGTGCAACCGATGCTGGAATATTTAAGAATTGGACCAAGAAAACAATCGCTTGTTCTGTTGTTAAAATTCCCTCTTTTACTTTTGCAAATATATCAATTGCCGAAGCAATTTGTGCACCATTATAAGAAACAGCTGCATCGCTTGTGGCTTTGTCAATTCCTGTTATATCAGTTGTAGTTGAAACAACGTCTTCAGCTCTCAAACTTTCAAATTGTAAATCCAAAGTCAATGCGTTAACAGCAAAAATTTCCATTAATCCATCGAGGATAATCTCTTGTTTTGGCTTGATCACATTTATCATTAATTCAGCAAAACCTGTTTTTATTTCTTCAGCATTTGAAGAAAATCCGTTTGCCTCTTTTACACCTACCAACATCGGAGTTGTTAATTTGTGCGATGTACAAAGCTGTTGTCTTGCTTCAGTGCTTAAGTATGCATATTGTTGATGTGCATCTGAAACCTCCAATGCCGAAATTGTTATTTCGCTATCTTTGTTATCATTCCAATTCAAGAAAAATGCACCAGCGTTTTGTGATCCTGTTAAGTGATTACGAATTTGTCTTGTGTTTTCTTGGATTGTTTCAACGCTTTCCTGAATACCACAATTCATATTTATAATATGACCAAATGATAATCCTTTTTGAATATGGTTAATTGAGTAATTACTAATTTCCTCCTCCATTCTTGCCCAACTAATACCGGCAACATAGGAAGGGTTGCTATAATAAAATTGCCCAACCTGATAATCACGAATAATATAAATTTCTGATCGCTCACCATTACCCTCACCAAATCCAAAAGCATCAAATCGTTCCGGCTTATATTTATTTACATTTGAAAAATCATAAGAATAATAATATCCTGTAATATCTCCCTCTTCGTTTGCTACCTCAGGAGCAATCCTTTGTTTTGCAATATGGAAACAGCGTTGGATTTTATTATTTATATATTTAACCTCAATTGATGCCTCTCCAAACATTTCAAAATCCTTGCAAATTTTTCTCAAGTCTTTTTTTGAAACCAATGAAATAATTGCTGCCCATTCGGATGGCTTTGTACTTTTATCCTTTGAAGTCAATCCCTTACCATAAATAAATTGGCTGTAAGAGTCAATTATTGCCGAGTTGGTTGGTGATCCATTATAAGCATCAATAATTGTCTGATAAAATGAGTTTTTATCACCATTAAGCACCCATTTTTTACCGGCAACCTCTCTAATCTCAGGTCGAATGTAATTTGAAAGGTTTATTATTTGTAATTTTTCCATAAATTATACTTTTAAAACCCCTTTATTGAGTTCAAAATTTTCTAAATCTGTTTGAGAAGTTGCGTAAGCCTTGCCACGATATATTAAATTGTCATCTTCGTTGATTGTAACCTCAAATGATTGCCCCTCTTTTAAAATTGGCTCATTAAAAATTAAAATTAAAACGTTATTTTGATAATAAACACCTGTTACTTCAATTTCTTGAGTCAAATCATTACCCTCATTTCGTAATAAAAAGGTAATTATACCACTATTATACTCTCTTGGAATACAACGAAATTGATAAGGAGCTGTTAAATTAAATATCCACATATATATATAACTAAAAAATAACGTTTTGTAACAAAAAATGCCTCCGAAGAAGCATTTTTTTAACAAAACTATGAAAGAAAATTAAGAAACAACCACATCGCTAACCAAAGCTCTTAATGCTGTCTTCATTGCACTATCTAAAAATGGTGATAAATTACCTTCTTCGGCTGCAATTGTAAGTGTGAAACCACTTAAATCACCTCCAGCACCACCCGATACTTTTGTACAATTTGACATTGTTCCATTTGTAGCTCCTAATAGTAAAATATTACCATTATAATCCTCTACAAATACCAAAGGTCTTCCGGCACAAATTAATTGTACTTGACCTTGCAAATCAGCTGATAATTTTGGAAGAGTAACCGCTAATGATTGAGCGTTTAAAAATGTTCCATTATCCTCTGAACTTGTTCCTGCTTCAGTAAGAGCATTTGTAGTTGCTTTTACTTCGTATTTGAAAACTTCGTCAAGAGTTCCCAAACCGATAACTTCGTGAGCTGCAATGGTAAAACCATAATCATCGAAATTGGCGAAAAAAATATTTTTCACTCCACCTCGTTGGTCACGGCATCCAAGCAATTTGCCCTTAGTGATAAGACACGACATATATATTTTTGTATTAAAAACCGCCCAAACTAATGAGCGGTTAAATTATTAATTAGTCTAAAAATAACCAAACGATTTCAGAAGGATTGTAATATCCAACTCCTACGTTGTAAACTACTTTTCCTCTTACTTTACCGGTTAATAAACCGATTTCGTCTTCATCAACCATTGCAACTTGATTGTGATCAGCTGTCAAACCTGTTGCGAAAACAAGATTTTTCTTTTCGTAGATAACTACTGAGTTAGCTGGTAATCCGTTTAATACTGTCAATGTGTGTCTTCCGAATGCCAAAGCAAAATCATTGTTTCCATTTCCGTATACGATACCTTGAGTAGCAAGATAAAAGCTATAAGCTTGTGCAACATCAGGAGAAACAGCGAAAACTAATTCTTTATTTCTTAAAGCAATTGGTACACCATTCAAAGCTGGTTTCAAATATTTAGTCAATACGTTTGCTTCAGTTACGGCAGCATCAGCAGCATAAGTATTAATATCACCATCAGCAGCGAACAAAGTTAAGAAACCATCAAAGTTTACAGTTGAAGTCCAAATATCAGCTTCTAATTTCTCACCAATTGCACCTAATACTTCAGCTTGGATTGCATCCATAATATCAGATGGAGCAGTTGCATTTGCAGCACCTCCACCCATAATACCATCAGACCAAGTTGCTCTGAAATCTTCTTTACAAACATCAAAATCATTTTTGAATTTGAAAGGCTCAATTGTATTCTCGTTTAAAACGATTGTACCAGCTGGAGTAAATCCGCAAGTATATGCAGTTGTTCCATCTGTGTAAGCGATTTTACGCAAAGACAATTTATAATTTACATTCTCAGCGATTGTTACCGCTCCCTTTTCTATTGTGTCAATAGTTTTAAACGCTTGTCCGATAATCATACCGGCAGCCGTTCCGTTGTAGTTTGAACTTACAGTTGTAGTTGTAGCCATTTTAATTTAATGATTTTAAGTTATTTAATATTTTTTGATTTCGTGTTAATTTCACGTTTTTGTTTGAAGTTTCTGATACTTCCGGTTTTGCTTTTGTTGATGCTTTTACTTCAACTTTTGCAGTTTTTACTTCCTCAATTTGAGCTGATAATTCAGTACGAATTGATTCAATTTGTTTTGCAACCTCAACGCTCATATTCGTAACAATCGCTTTGATCATTTCTTCAGTAGACATTTCAACAGGAGTTTCAACTTCAGTTTCAACTTCTTCAACCATTGCATCTTTAATTTCAGCAATCATACCTTCCTCAGTAATTACTAAAATTCTACCATCCTCAAGTTCGTGTTCTCCAATTGGAGCTGGAACTTTGTCACCATTTTCGGTAACAACAAAAACTGACTTACCAGCTTCAAAAGACTCTGCCTCTAATGTAGTGACACCATCTTTAAGCATCATTGTCATCATTGAAACCTCAATAGTTTCAACAACTTCAACTTGCTCGGTTTCATTCGATAATTTTATCGAAGCAAAACCATCTTTAATCGCATTAACAATTGATTCTAAATTCATATATTCACTTTTTAAATTTACTTTTTCCATATCAAAGACTCCATCGATTGAAAATCCTTTTACCTTCCCAGTCTTAACATAATCATTCCAAATGGAATCATTATTTACTTTCATAAGACCAAACCAAGTCCCAACCTCTTCACTAAAACCATAATGAACTGATTTGTCGTGTACCTCATCCTCTTTGATCCAACTTTCAACAAATGTAACATCAGGGATATTTGTTCCTGAATGCTCAATCGTTGAATTATTTTGATAACCTTTTATGCTGAAATTTTGTTGAACTTGTTTAATCGTTTCTTTTGGAAATACAATATTAAATTCGTGACCATCTTGATTTCTATAAATAGGTTGATTGGGAATTAATATTGCACCCATCAAAATTCGTTGCTCTTCATTTACGGTTGCTAGTTTTATTTCTTTCTGTTTTGAAAGAGTTATAAAATTAACGCCAATTGCTGGATCAGAAACAAGTGAAACGGCATAAACCCCTTCATTATCTTGTTCATTAAATATTACATTATATGTATCCATACTTGTATAACTTTTTTATTTGATTTTGTTATAAACTTTTTTT